TTGATGTTATATTGTTTTAGTTGTGATTTGATCTGTCGTTCTACAATGTAGGTAGCTTCATTGTCAGGTAGTAAAAAATAAGAAGAAAACCACCAGTCAGCTCCTCCTTGCGCTCTACCACGTTGTATGGCTGCTGCATTTTTACTACGCCCAATCTTTAAGGGCGCTCGATATAGTCGTATCTGTTGCCAACCTATATACACTCCAAATAAATCTTGAGTTGTTTTGAGGTTAAAATGACGATAGATATCATGTCCTGTAACCATGTTATACTCCTATGAGAACAATAATGTAATAAGTAACAAAATGAAGTAGCTGGTCAACTGAATTTGTCCACCACCATAAACGAGATCGACTTTTAATGCTAAAAGCTGTATTAATACGATGCTTTCCCCAGTCTATATGCCAGTGTGCTAGATAATCAATAATAGCACAAGCTACTGCAAGGAGGGGGTCTACAAAGAATGCTGCAATGAGCAGAGTTGATATTCCGTGATGCAGATAATGTATGTGTGCATTACTGATATATGCCTGCTTACGTAATCCAGAAAAGTGAGATTGTACGCCTAAGTCTACAATTGCATGTTTGAGAAGTAGTATAAAAAATAAGGTCATTAAACGCTCTGTGGTACAGCGGGGTATATAGCTTTAATATTATTGACTAGGTCAAGATAAGCACAAAGTAACTCAAGAAGGAACTCGTCGTTATGTATACAATAGAGTTCAAACGCAGCTTTACCGCTCATACCTTCATATTGAAAGTCTGCTACATTGTGCTGAATATAATACGCGTCTAGTGCTGCACAGGCAGTTTTATTCTTAAACATTGTCGTCAGCCAAATATTTAGGGTGGATACAAATCTCAATGTCTGCATCTGAATATCTTTTACTCGCTATCTCCATATCCTCTGTGAAAGGTAGGAGTCGTTTATTTTCTGCTTGAGTAACTATCGTGACCTTAGAGTGTTGCCACATCCAATTGCGAGCCTTTTCTAGTGTCCAGCCTCTATCACGAATGCCTTTTTTAGGTATCATGATGGGGAACTGATGTTCTGCAGTGAAGTGTCGTTTTCTGCTAGCATCTCTCGACTCACACACCTGGCGATGAGTTGGCGGCTTTCCTGCACGATCCTCTTTGAGTACTTCAAATAGTTGTGCATACTCTTGAACTGCTCCCCTACTCCATTGTTTACACCATTGTATTAAACTAGAGGTGTTTGAATGAACTGCGGTAGTCTCACAAGATATAATGTCAGAAGCTCCACGCAAGCAACGATCTATAATATGATACTGATATTTAGGTAGTAATGGTGTTTTCACACAAGAATAGCCTAAGTCAATCCAGATGTTAGCTTGAGTTCTCCAGTCGTCAGGAGATAGGTAACTTGCAGGGTCAGGATTATGCTTTAACCACTCAAGCCAACTTTTAGCCATATCATGTGGTTCATTAGAAGTCATCTAAGATTCCTTTAATGCTTTCTTCTAATGCGACATTTTCTTCTTCAAGCTCTTCAATTTCTCGTTTAAGGTCGTCCATCTTAGCTTTACGAGCTTCCATGACTTCTTTTAACTCTTGAATAGTTTCTTGTAGTTTTTCTTGCAAATTATCCATGCTTCACCTACTTTCTTAGTTTATCAATGATAGTATTTTGAATTTCAATTTGTTTCTCAATTTCTACAAATCTATTTTCTAACTCATTAGTAGCCATGAAAGTTAGTATAAGTGCTGCTGCAGCTACGCCATAAAGTACAATGTTAGTTGCCATTAAAATCTCCTATTTTTGATTGTTATTTATATAATACACAAAAAATAACCATTTGATAAGCACAAAGTAGGTTTGCTATCACTTATCCATAATCTTTTTTAAGGCAAGTTCTTTACCTTCGATCTCTCGGATTTTTAATTCATAATTATACATAGAGTTGTGACCATCATACTTAGTTAGCGCATCACGAGCAGTATAGTCTTTCCAAAACACTTTCTGACCACTGGGATAAGTTACTTCATAAGTACGTAGCTTTTTATCCCAAGATTTAGGTGAACCATCAGTCATGTATGTTACTGTCATTACTTTAATTTCCAAAGTATATATTCATCGCCATTTGACTTTAGAGTGATAGCTGGAACTCCTGATGGTGCTTGCTTACCGACATAAGTCCATTTGTATCCTTCTTTTACTTGCTGATTAGCAGTTTCTCTAAATTCTTGTGTGTCCATGCTGAACATACCTAGTGCTAATATAATAATTCCCATTAGTTTTCCTTTCTTAAGTTAAGTTGTCGTAGTAATTCTTTATATTCTCTAATAACCATTAAACAATTAGGCATATCAGTTCGATAGTTAATCCAATGTGTTTTATGGTCATTATGTTGTGTATGATTATCAGCTGAGGCTAAATTATCACTCACAGTTTTTTCTAAGTCGTTTAGTTTATCAATATCATAAAACATTGATGTTCTCCTTTAACTAACTTGTATAGCAACGTAAACTAACATAGCGAATATACCAATATTAATCATCATATTAATATAGTGTGGGTTCGGTGTCATATACTTTCTCCTTGGTTTGTGTTGATAAGTTGTGGTACGGGTGTATTCAATTAATCTTCCTAACATTTGCTCTCCTTAATCGTGCTCGCCTCCAGGGTCGTTTGCATCGAGTTCAATTCTTTTTCCGTTATAATATAGCGCTCTAGTTCTACTTGGTGTATGATAACCTTTTTTTATAAAAAATATAGGATTTAAACTAGCTGTAGTAAAAGTAGAAACTGTAACAACTATAGCTGCTATTAGTATTGCATGTGCAATAGCAGTAATGCCAAACATCCACATAGAACTAAAATACATAGAAAATGTGATACACCACATCCATGCCAACACTTGCATAACCAGGTGCCTAACTTGCAAATCTGGGATATTCCGTAGTGGATTATGCTTACTATCCATAATAACATTCCACATATCATATGTCCATTCTCTCATTGAAAATACTCCTTTTTCGAATTTTACTTTATCAGGATAATTTGCATCCATAATATCTTTAAAGTCAATAGCGTCGTAAACACATCTGAATAACCTAACTATAGTTTTATCTTTCCAATATGCAGATATTCTATGCATTTAGTTCTCTCTCCTTAATTTGGTGATCTCGGCAGGATTCGAACCTGCAACCCTCGGTTTCGTAGACCGATACTCTGTCCAGTTGAGCTACGAGACCTACTTTGTAAATCTTACAGTATAACTTCTACCATCATAAGTAAAGGTTATAGTGCTGTGTGAGTAAATAGTTTCCATCTTTTTTTCATAATGAGTGTGCTTTGTACATTTTATGCCTTTATTAGCTTCAGCGTTTAATGCTCCGCCTAGTATAGCACCCAATGCTCCGCCCCCTTTTTCTCCAGGAATATTGTTACCAATCACTCCACCAACAATACCTCCTGTAATAAAATTCTCTAAATCTGTTTTACCGTTACCTTTTGTGCATACTTCATAATCTGTTGGTATCTTTACTATAACTGCTTTGTAATGATCACTAACTTTTGCAGAATGAGGTTGTGTTGCATTAGCAGTGCTCACAAAACAGGTTACGATTCCAATAGTTGTTAAACTAATTAATTTATTCATCTTCACTCCTTTTCAGTCAATTTTGCTCTTTTTTTAGCCGTTGCCCTTTCAAGAGCCAATCGAGGGATATCTTGTGTTATCTCAAGAGTATTATTTTTCAATTCAGCAAGTAACTTTTTTACTTCAGATTCTCTTGTCCACACATGAACAACATAATCATTTAAATCTCTGAGTAAATACCAATCATTTGGGTTATACTTGCTTGGTGTACATTTTATCGCATACATTATAATTGTCCTCCTAAAAATTGGCAAGGGATGTAGGAGTCGAACCCACGCTTACAGGGTTGGAGCCTGCCGTGCTACCATAACACTTATCCCCTTTATATTTAGTATCTAAGCCAATAGTTTATTCAAAGTCATGTTCATCTTCTATGTCAAAGTAGTATCTTAACATATCAATTCTATCATTAGCTGAAGCCAGCTTATCTAATTCAGAAATAACTGCTTCAGTAACATCACTATGCTCTCCAATACCTGCTGGCATATTTTGATAAACTAAAATGTTAGTTTTATGTACTTCTACTTGACCTTTAGCTTGTAGTAAAGCTGCTTTGAGTATTTGATCTCCTATTTTCATTGACTAGATCCTTTTCTCTCATAACCTAAAGATAGTAACCATTTATTAAAATGATAATCAATCTCTTGAATACTAAGTTGAAGACCTTGAGAGTGATCAAAAGAAAATTTGTAGTCAATCTCAGGTACTACGGAAGTTGCGTCTGTAGATTCCTGATTGTAGTCAGGTCTTATTGCAAAATTTATTTCGCCTTTAGTCATAATAATTCTCCTTTTAAAAATTTATAACTTATAATACAATATTTTGGGGTATAATGCAAGAAGGGAGCTACAATCATAGCCCCCATTCGCTTTTTTATTTAGATAAGAAGTCGTTCTCATCTTCAGTATAAGGCCACATCAGATACTACTTCTTGTTGTCATAGTATTCTTCTATAGCTTGATCGTTCATTCTTTGTAGAAGCTGGTTAAACTCTTTTTGCTGATGAAAGCCTAAGTGGATTAACTCTCTAGCGACTCTTTGGTTTGCAGACATCTGCATTCCAAATCGTACTTTTCTAAAAAGATTGTTAAACATAGTTGCGATTTTTTCGCATGCACTGCAAGTAAATGCAGTTATAGACATAGTTGTCATATCATTTCTCCTTAAATTAAGTTTTATTTAAAGAGACACCAACACTATTTGATAGATATTGCCTTCGGAAGTTTTTCCTGTGGAACAATTACTTCTAAGTTGACAGTCAATATACCATCGTTTAGGTCAGCTCCAACGACTTCTGTGTATTCGGAAAGTCTATATGATTTTGAGAACTTTCGGGTACTCAAACCACGATGTACGTAATCTTCTGCAGGTCTACGTTGTGCACGCTCTCCTCCAATTGTTAGTACATGATCTTTAATATCAACTTTCAAATCAGACTTTTTGAATCCTGCAACAGCAAGTTCAATTGTGTAAGTCTTCTCTCCAGTTTTAATTACGTTATGTGGTGGGTATCCGTCGTGTGCGTGTAAACGAATATTATTAAGTTCGTCAAATATATGGTCGAATCCAAGAAACGCACTTCTTGGAAAAGCGAATGTACTAGTTAAAGTCATTATTTTCTCCTATTATTAAGCAAGTTTAATTATGTAGACCTCTTTTGAGCATCTACATATATAGTATATTCAAAAATTAAGAGTTATGCAAGTATATTTTGAAAGAGTAGAGGACTATACATCAGAATCTGTAAAGTCAGTAAACTCATTACACTGAAATCTGTTTTCCCACATTAATCATATCTATAAAAAATGTGATCATCAATAGTAGTAGTATGTCTAAATTGCTTTGCCCATTTAGGTGACACATAGTAAGCATGATAATGTGTAGCACCAAAAGTATTATCAGTATATCTACCATTATATATTCCTCGTGCTAAATAAACTGCTACTTCCCAAACTTCACGATCATAGGCAGGTACTTTGTCAGATGTACCATCACAGTACCAACTAAACTGACATCTATTTCTTACAGGTACATCTTTATTGTGTTCAGTTTTCCACCACTTACTCATCTTAGCTTCGTATACAACTCCACAATACGTGTTAGGAAAAGTCTGTCGCTTGACTCTATTACGAGTTACCATTCCGACCCCTAGCATACCAGATACCGTTTGATTTCGAGCTTCCCAGTAAATATTAGTTGCCAAACAGGTAACTTCCTTGTGGAAGCTGCTTGCGTATGATGTCGGACTCACGACAATCATCGCCAAACTGAATTTCAATAACAGACACTTCTTCATTAGTTTCGTTAGCCAAGCAATGCCACTGGTATCGTGAGATCCGATGAGTTTGCTTTTCGACTTTTGTATCTTTAAAAACATTTTTTAATCCTTCCCTATCGTCACTATAGTAGATTGTAGCAGTTCCTTTTCTAACAAACCATACTTCACTTCTAAAATTATGTCTTTGCCAAGAAAGCTTAGTCTTTGGTTTGACAACTAACTCTTTAATCTTACAAGATTTATCGTATTCTGCTAATACGCTCCACCAACCCCAATCTCTAAATACTTTTTCCATAATACTCAAATATCCTATTAAATTCTCTAGTATACTCACCAGATAAAACATCTTCTATATCATCAATCGAGTTTATAGGAGAAACTCCAGCGTTTAAATAAATTCCTTCATTTTTATGTGTATTACCTGGTAATAATATAAATTCACACTCAGCTTTAATTGCTGCATATGCTTCGTGATGCCTTCCTGTAACTAATAGCTTTGCGTGTCTCAGCCTATTAACTATACTATTCCAGTCTTCTTTAAAAATGTTAATCTTAGGACATCCTAACTTAAATGATTCTACCTTACTATCAAAACGATTGCCTTGATAAACATTTACAGGGGGATAGTCCTGAAAAGGAACATACGGTATAATACTTCTGTCTGGAACTATATCACTATCAATACCATGTCTATTTTTAAGCTCTTGTTGTGAAATAGTATCTCTTACTTGAATAAGGCTACATTTAGCTAGAACATCGTCATAATCATTTGTCATATCTTGCCAAACAGTATTGACTAATTGAACATCACACTTAGCTAAATAAGCGTCCTTTAGTGCTTGTAAAAACTTCAATGCAGTATTCCTATTATGGTGCATAGTACCCTCACCATTTAGAATTACTGTAGAATAATCTGAAAAATTTACATTAATAGATCTATTAGTCGCAATACTGTGATCAAAAGTGAATGTTTCTATTACTTTTGCACAGCCATGATGGTAGTGAGTTGAATCATTTAAAAGTAATGTTTTACTCATTAATGAAAATATTCCCAATCATCTTAGCACTATCGTCAAAAACTGAACCTAACGGTTTACCAGCTTTTTCCCAAGCCTTTACTATTTTTACGTGTTTACAATTACGAGTCCAAGCAGGACAACCACATCCCCTGTGATTAAAGGTATATACATCGATAGGCTCCCTAGAGTCATCAAATTTTGTAACTTCATTAGACCATCTCCCTTGTCTTACTACATATTGTGCCAAATTAACCTCCTAAAATAATAATATAGCAAAATAAAGACTATAAATCAAGGTAAAAGATTATTTGACTTTATATACTTGTGTAAATAATTAGCAAACCATTTAAGAGCTTCTTCATCATAATGTGAACCAAACCCGCTAGCCATACTATGTTCTGAAATATTTTGATTATTGTTTCGGAGAAGTACGGTAAAACACTCATTAACGTCTTGTAAAAAAGGAAAATTCTTTTTAAAAACTAACCCAAGGTAACCTTTAAGCTCAGGGTCAGTAAAATCAAGAGGGCTGTGTGCTGCATTCCAAAAAAGATATTTAATTTTATACATAACAAAAAAGTTTTGTAACAACATAATATGATGTAGATAGTCCATCTGTCTTTTTACTTTTTCACCACAAACTACCCATGATTTATAGTAGGTATAAAACCTATGTGAAAATGCTTTTTTATAGGACTCGTCATTCCCAACTACTAAGGGTAACCAATTATTATCATAAAACGAAGCACCTTCCTCAATAGTATGTTCTTGAGGTAAGTACAATTCATCTCTAAACATACCTGGCCATAATATTATAAAGAAATGCTCGTCAAGTTTCTTTTTTTGTTGAAACATATCTATAATGTAACGTATCGTAGTTCTAACTATTCTATGTGCAGACGCTCCTGAATCAGCTAAATTAGTATGCTCACAATTAAGTAAAGTGGCAAGATGCTTAGGCCAAGCCTTTTCATAACAGGCTCTTTCCATTGGGTATGTTAACTCAGCTCCACAAGTATGAGAGCAACCATTAGTAACTAATATCATTATATTTCCTATATTGAGGAAAAACAGAGAAAAAATCTGTCTCTCTATACTTATCTAACATTTGGTTATAAGATATCATTTCTTTTAGGGGAGGTAAATCTTTTGAAATGTAATCGTCAAAAACTTTTAAAAGATTTGGGTATTCTTTATATAAGTAGTATAACTTTTCTTTATCTTCGGGTAATAATCTTTGAGGATTCAAAAATTCGGGCAAGAAACAAGGAGCGTATATAACTTTTTTATCAAACTTTCTACTCAGTTTCTCAACGTAAGGAAGTGACCAAACACTGTAAATATTAACAACACAATTAATTCTATGAATATATTTTAATGCTTTCATAAAATTAGTTAAAAAAGTTTTCATATTAAAACCCGTCCGTGAATACTCAACTGCTTCTCCCCAGCCATCACAACTAGCTTCTAAGTTAATTTTTTTAAATTTACTCCATAATGGAAATAAATCTTTATTTTTATAGGATAGTTTAGATAAATTTGTAGAGTAAGCTAAAGTTACGTCTTTAGCAACATTGTGATTAATTAAATACATTAAAAACTTATAATTAGCATCGGTAATTAAAGGTTCTCCTCCTGATATATTAATAAACTTAAGATTCATTTTTCTTATTGCTTTCACTATAAAAGGCAATAATCTTGGATCATAATCAAATACATCTTTTTGGGTAGAGAAACTTTCTCCAAAGAATTTATGTTTTCTGTTTTCGATTTCCCAAGTTGACGAGAATTTAGGATTACACATTCTACATTTAAAATTACAGACATTATTTAACCTTATATGAACTTGCCTGATACCCTTTTGGTTGTCGGCTATTCTATGCGTTTTAAGGTTAACATCCTCTGCTTTCCAGCAGTATTCGCATTCAACGGGTCTTTCATTTTGATTTAGTTTTTGTTTCAGTTGCTCTAATGGTTGCCCTGAAAAATAATTTTCAATACCGTTTCCCATAAAAAATCTATTGGAAGGCATTACACAACACGGAGTTATGTTTCCATTTTCTTCTATATGTAATTCATTGAAAGGTCTTGAACAAAAGTTATCTGACAATTTATCTCCAATTTAAAGCACTCTTGTCTTTAAGAGCATTAATTTCTTTATCATATAGTATTTTAAACTTATTTTGGTCTGGAAGGAAGGGGTTTAAGAATTTATTTCTTAGTCTACGATAAAAATTCTTAAAAGTAATACCATGCGGTTTGCACCTAAAATTATTAATTTTATAAGAGTAGTATTGTAATGCGTGGGCAATTTCATGTAAAACAACTAATTGTAGTTTTTGGTATTTAAAGTTTGAGTAAATACCTCCAATCTCTTTATCAGCATCAAAAGATTTATACTCATATACACGATAAATCTCAATTAAATCATCATCATCAAAAGGGCTTTTAGGAATCATATGAAACATAGCAATATTGATACCAGGACCCGCCGTATAAATACCCCCACGAGAAGATCGTCTACGAGGATTCCAATCTAAGTTAATTTGTGATAAATTGAAATTTTTATATATCTCAGTTTGAATGTACTGCTCAACTTCTTTAATAAAGTCTTGTGTCCATTTATTAATACTTACTTGTTCTAGTAGTTTTGTCATCTTCTTTTTCCTGTTGCTGCATCTGATGCTTCATTTTTTGATAGTACAACTAAGTTACCTTTATTATAGGCTTGTCCAATAGTAATTCCACTACCAGAATAGGCTGATTGTTTACGAACAAAACCATTACCAACTACATCGGATGTAGGGTGTTTACGTTCTATTTTATAAACGGGTGCTTTAGCACGATATTTAGGTTTATTTTTAAGTTGGTCGGGATGAACACCTCTTGAACATAACCATTTATCGTGGTTTTCTTCAAGTGCTTTTTTAGATAATGTATATTTTCGCATATAATCTCCTATTTTGTTTATATTAACAAATAATTAGGATTTATGCAAACTAAGATTGGATAGACGGTGACCAAAAAGTTGTTCTTCCATCAGATAGTTTAGCTTTTTCAATAGGATTACCAAAGATATCTTCCTTTTGGTTATAAACCATTACATGACCTCCTCTTGCTTCTTTAATCTCATTCGGAGTAGAAGCAAAACGAGTATATTGCCCCGCATTATTATATAAATCTGAATAACTTCTTATAGTAGAGCCTCCATTATCATAAGCATTGCGTAGAACTTTACAGACAGAAAGGTATAGCTGTTCTAAATCATAGCTACTTAAACTTTCCATCAGTCTAAATGGAGAAATCTTTGATAAAAATAGAGACTCCGATTTATATATATTACCAACACCCGATATCTGACTTTGCTCCATTAACCATTTTACAACCTGCCACTTAGGTTTCTTTTCTGCAATTTTACAAAAAGTATCAAAGGTGCACGGATTATTTAGCATATCAGGGCCAATAGAGTTAATTTTCTTCTCATGCTCTTTTTCATTAAATACAAATTTTACTGTACCAAAATTACGTTGATCGTTGTAATAAAGTGAAGAATCGTCATCAAAGTAAAAAGCAACACGGGTATGTTTTGAAGGTTGTAATTTAAAGTTGCCTGTCATGCCGAGAGTAGTATACATCCAACAAATTGGAAGTAGATCTCCAAATTCCCAATAAATAAACTTGCCTTTGTTAAAAACCCCCTTAACAGGTAAGTGCTGCTCTTCAAGTGCTATATAAAAATCCCCAAAGCCTATGGGCGATTTTTTAGTGTACCTACCAGACACAAAGTTAATATTTACAAGTTGTTTGCCTCTAACTGCTCTATCAACTTGTTTAGCAGTACGAGTGCATTCTGGACCCTCAGGCATTAACTGTTCTCCATACTAAAATCACCATATAAGGTATATTTTGCAGTGAGTTCTTCTCCTGCTATAATAGGCTTTGTTGTTTGCAAATAGCATACAGGTATCTGATGCCAAAAGCCTTTTGTATTAACACAATTAGGTTCTTCTGAATGATTGTAAAATGCGCCAAGTGCCGTTCTAATTGCACCGTGCGGAAAGTTTTTATTCATTACATGTACAATACCTAATATAAGATTTGCTTCAAAATCTTTTGTAGCAAATAGCCCTAAACCTTGCACATTAGATTTCTTAATAGTTAATCCATCGGGTAAAGGTCTATACATTACATTTTCTCCATATTTTGTGTAATAGAAAAAACCAAAAGCCGTTGATGGCTGGCTCGACTAAAGCAACTAAACCAGCCTCAAACACACTTGCTCCTGTCATCCAGTATACAACATTTAGTGCAATAATTACATGACCAATAGTATACACTAGGGCAAGAGCAAAACTATTTTCTTTGAAAACGCCTATGAAACTCTTAGTTAACTCGGTCATTTCTTCGTTTCCTACTATATAAGTCACTCATTTGACGAGGAGGACCCCAAACATTAAGAGCGTTTACCCTAATATAAGGTTTATTAGTCTCTTTTTTGTCGGGATTAGCGATGGTAAGCATGACATGCAAACCTCTTCTCCAAGCAGATACTTGATTGTTGATACGATCCATAGACTTATTATAGTCTATTTTTAGACTTTTTAGAACAGAACGACTAACATTACGTCGCTCACCTTTAGATGTGTAGTTATTTCCTGAACTTCTTTTTCCTCTAGCCATAAACTTCTCCTTTATTTATATGTATATATTACATAAAAATCAAGGAGTTAGCAACTTAAAGGATTATTTGAGAAGTAGATATTGTAGAGTTTTGTTTCATTTCTAAGAAGGTAGATACGAAATCTTGTGGTTCAAATATGTTTTGACATTTCGGGCATTCTATCAAATCTATTGGTACAACTTTACCTTTTTGAAACCAGACTTCTTCAGGTCTATTACAAACTGGACAATTACTTCGGGCTCTGTAAACTTGCATTAAAACTTTCGTTAGTAATTTTTTTATAATATGCCGCTATGTCATGGTCTCTTAGACCATCAAAAGGTTGTTTATTCCACCACGCTGCTCTACGACCTCTTAGTCCGTCTTTAAAGCGTTGCCACCAAGTCATATTTCTAATATTACCATAATGATTAATGTAGACTAATTTACCATGATGTCTATAAAACACTAAAGCTAATGGAATCTTAGTCACAATATCGTTATTATTAACAAAACGATAATGAGTAATTTTATCATTATCCATTTCTTTAACAAAACTTTTATTACCGACTCTTGGTGAACCAAATGTAAATAAGTATTTAGCATCAATTCGGCTAGCAAATATAGTAGCTAACGCAGCTCCTAATGAATGTCCTGTGCATATTATTTTTAAACCAGTAGTTTCTAATCTATCTATCTGATCTATTATCTTATCATATACTTTATCTAACGCTTGTGCAAAACCAAAATGAACTAATCCTTTTTCACGGGAAGGTTTTCTCCAAACTTTAATATCTGACATAAGATCTGTCATTTGATCTGGCTCTGTACCTCTAAAACATACAATTAATTCTTTATCTGTCTTAACTACTATAGCTTGAGTACCTTCAGTATCAAACCAATACCAGTCTTTCAATCCCATCTTAAGTAAGATTGTGTTTATTCTATCATAGTCATAATATACTATCTTTGATAACAATGCCATACGTACAGCAGTTTTAATCATATAAACTCCGTTCAATAATATAATTTTCAATTTTTTTATGTATTTGAAAATTCCATTTAGATTTCAACAAATGATTATAATTATAGTCTAAAATTTCTTGAGTTTCATCATATATTTTCTTGCAATCCGATATTGGTAGAGAAACAAGGTTGTGTAGCAATTTGAATATAGCGGTTACACGACTTTTTGTATTTAATTTTTCGTCGTAAGATTCATCAAAAATATGAGAGAAAGTTTTAAAACCAAGGTTACGTAAGTATTTTAAGGTATAAGGATTGCCAAAAACAACAAAAATATTTTTAGCAAAAATAGATTTGAGTAGCTTTTCACTAACAAACAACGCATTATTGACAAAAGGCCAGCTTTCATTAACTAATTCAAAAAATACTTTACTACTCATCAAAGAGTGGAAAGTATAATTATCTCCATTCATCGCACATTTACTAGTAAATTCTTCGTCTAGTAAATGTTTTTTATAACCAAAGTTTATATAATTTAATCTCCGTGTAATATGATCTGTTATAAAAGCTTTATCTTGTAATAGTAACTCATCATCACTTATGTTAAAAGGGTCCTCTTTTATTCTCTTATGGGAAACTAAACCGTATTTAAATAAATCTTCCTCATGTAGTAAATGATTTAAAAAACGTCTTGGAAGAGTATCTTTACGAGATAAACTTAGAAAATGAGTTTGAATGTCCTTCTCAAAATACAGTGTTTGCAGCCATGGCCTTTTTAATTTGATATTGTTTGTAACATCTAAGAAAAATCTATTATAGAAAAAGTATTTGAAAGAGAACTCAAAAGGCTTATTTGAAGGATATTCATCGTACCCGACAGTCATAAGTTTTTTAAAAAGAGGCTCCGGTGTTGGAGTTAATAGTATTAGTTGCTTTAGAGATATATTGTGGTCTGTAAACAATTGAAGGATTTGTTGAAATGCTGGGCTATTAAAATTAGAAAGCGTATTCATGTAAGGATCAGAACTTAAGTCTAGTACAAAGAACCCTCCAGACGTTAAACAATTTACTACCTCTGTTAAATTAAAACATTTTGATAGAGTATGCTCACCTACATCATGCCACCAATAGATTTTTTTAGGAAACATGCGCGTGTCAAACGTAATGGCATCGTTACAAGGTAGTTCTTTATTGTAAGTTACGTTGTACATATTTTAGGGCTTTCTCTAAAAATTTAATAACATAGCCGTCATGAATATCGTCAAAACGATTGTGTAAATGATCTGCATTTATTTTAGCGTTATCAAAAACTTTACGTAATGAGTATGAATAAAAGTTATCAGCAATATCTAAGACTTTAGAGAGTCTAGTGTAGTAATTTACCTCATTATCATAACTGTCATCTGGGCCAAAATCGGTAAATCCATAGTAAGTTTTAAGACAAGATAAAGTTTTATAATCTCCTAGTAAAAGCAGAGGAGTCTCGGAGGCGACACACTTATTAAATTTTTCAGTTATAAATATATGATAATCAGTAGCGGAAGTTTCACAAACAATTTCAAATCCTGAGTATAGTTGTTTTTCATCAATTTGTTGTGCTAAAGATTGTAGTTTAACTATGTCTTTATCCAAGGATAATTTAGAGATTTCATGTTTTGATAAATCCTCAAAAAAACTAACGTACCCTTTAGAAAGTAGGTTAGAGTGGTTTTTCAAGCTGTCAAAATATTGCTGTCTGTGTAAGTGAGGTTTTCGGTTGAAAGAAACAAAAAAGTCTTCATATGTAATTTTACTTTTTACTTCCTGCGGTCTAAAACGTAACCAACCAAAAAAAGGAATCGTAGGACAAGGCATATTTTCAATTACAGGTCCTACATAAATCACCCTGCCTTGATATTTCTTTATCCACTGGTATTTTTCTTCAAAATAATAAGGAGGATCTGCGACATCAATAGCAAAAATTAAAGAATCATCTAAGAAATTAATTGTATTATCATATTGATTAAACCAAGTTAAATCAATAAATTTTACGTTATTAGGTACGTAATTACTAATAAAGTTGACTACTTTTTTAGTAATCAACTTCATTTCACAATCATCTGTAACTGTTGATAAAAAGTTACTTGATTTCTGTTGCGGACATAACATAACTTTTTGCGCTAATATTACTGTTAGAAGAAACTAAGGGGCTATCTCCTTGTTCATAAGAAGTAATTCGTTGCTGTATGTTAGCAGCTACATTAGCCTCAAATCTAGCTTCAACATTGAAATCTTCATCTTCAAAGTTAGCAGCCGCAAAAGAAACAGTTTGTATATTTCCATAGTTGGCTTCAGGCTTTCTTTGAACAAAAGCAGTTGCACCAATAAAGGTGTTGTTTATGTGATTTTGCATAACTGAGAGAACTGCAAAACTCGCATTTGAAAAAACGTTAGACATTTAATCTCCATTCTAAGTAAGATGAACCCCAGGTAAGGTATTTTTCTATTAAATTGATATCATCTTGATCATTAATTATAATATCTTCTTGAGCAAAATGCAACTGACAATTATTGGCTATTGCTGTTTCATAAATTTTTTGTCTGTCCTCCACATTATCGGGTAAACAGTAAATACTCAACATGACTATATTATCTATATTTTTAGTTAAAAATTGTAAATTAGGTTGATGATCTAAGTACTCATTTTCTTGATGATAATCATTGATAGTAATACTATGCTTATTTAAATACTTATCCATAAAACTTCTCTGGAGAATCATAGGTAGATGCTTTGAATATTGAGAGTTCCATCCTACGTAAGATATAAAAGTTTGTTTATTATCAATTTTATCTTTTGTTCTGTCTAATTTCCAATCATAAGGAATCCTAAAATACTGTCCAGGATACTTACGACCATAATTTTCGCCTTCTATCATGATTCTTAAGTCCATACTAACACGAGTAATACCTGTGTCATTATTAACATTACCGTGTATAAGTTCTTGATTGAATAACCATGATTGCCCACGCTTAAGCTCTATATGAAAAGATTTAGATTCAGAATACTCATTTAAATATTGTTGAGACCATTTTTCTTTGATACTACGTTTTGTGATATCAACACTCTCATCATAATCAAGCATATGCATAGAATTATTACCCCAACAGTTTGTAAAAGGAGTCCATATAGTACGCAAACCTGTGCCATTACCTACAAACACGCCTTGATGATAATTTAAAATCCTACCAGCTTTGACTTGATTTGGTATTACTACTCTTAAAGTACCAAAACGTTGTATTAAAAAGTCTTTACCATCAACTAAAGGTACAATATTTTCTATTAGAAAATCATCTAACATTTCCATAAATTCAGGAGTTTCACAGCCGTCAGATACATATCTCTGTAAAGCTCCTAGCTTTACTGTTGGAACATGTAAATGTATAGTCTCAAGAGATGAAACGTCAGGGTACATATCCTGAACCCTCTTGAGTGCCCATACTGGAAAATTATATTTTTCTAAATCATAGTTTAGAATATCATTATTAAAATTTTTAATCATTTATTAGTATCCATATGTAGTTGTATATTTTGAAATAAGTTGAAATTCCAAGTATTACTTAAAAAATGATTGTAATTATATTCTACAATCTCATTCATTGCTTCAAGTTTTTTATGTAAAGAGGTTACATCTAAAGAGCATAACTTTTTAACCTCATCAAAGATCATTAAAAATCTTTTATAAAATATTTCTTCATTATCATAACTCTCATCTATAATATCAGAAAATGTTTTGAATCCCAAACTTTTTAATAGATTAATAGAACGGGGATTTCCCATTAACAGAAAAACACTTTTTGAAAGAATAGGTTTGAAAGTCTTCTCTGTAATACAGAGTTTATTATGTGCGACACACGTTTCAGCAACAATCTCAAAACACGTTTTAGAGCTGTATAATCTATGCAAGTCATACGAGTGAGTAGCTTCAGATTTATCGCTGGGGTCATCTAAAGTTTGTCTTAAAAACCCGTATTTAACAAAAGATTCAAAATTAAAGTTTTTTGTAGACTTAAAAATAGTTCTTATTAAACTTAGCTTAGAAGAGGTTGAAAGTGCACTTTGCTCTTTAAATCGATTATGAGATATATAATTATCATCAACAAGATTATTTATGTGAAAAAAAGTATTCATTAACATTCTAGGTATAGAGTCTCTATATGACATAAATAAAAAGTGTTTAGTAGGTTTTAAATCGACTTTAGCACATAAATCAGAATCTATATAACATTCTTTAGTATATTGGAATAGGTTATTATAGTGTATGTGCTTATAAGGTCTTGTAACCTTACTAGGTTTTACATAAACAGTATAGTTATATCCCGCTAGATCAAAAAATAAATTGTCAGGAGAAGGACTAAGAATAATTAGTCTATGCCAAGAAATTTTATATTTTTTAAAAAATCTAAATACTGTCTTTCTATAAAAGTTTTCTACATCTTTAATATTTATAGGGTCTTGTGAAAAATCAAGTATAAGATAAGCATCATTTAAAATCATATCTTCAGCAAATTTTTTATAAAGATTTAGACTTTTCAATCGATCAAAGAAGTTCTCTTCACAGGAGTCGCTCCACCAATAGGTTATATTTGAAAAATCTAAATCATACTTACGGAGTACTGAATGTCTATAAGGTACCTCATCAATTATGATTGGTTTTGCCATAATTTAATTGTTTTATCAATTCCTTCGTCAAGATTTACTTTGTGCTGAAAACCAAAAAATTCTTTAGCTTTATCAGATTTTGAAGATAAATAATATATCTCACCAGGTCTTTCAGGTCTAGTATCCCAGTTTATTTTACCAGTCCAATTTAACTTTTTAGCTATTATGTCTGTTAAATCACTAATTCTAATAGGGTTATTAGGTCCACAACAGAACACTTTCCCTTCTGATGCTTTATCATAGTTATCAATCATTAGTTCATAAAAATCTAATAAATCTTCGATGAATATAAAGTTTCTGTAAGGTTTTGAGTATCCAAGATTTATACTATCAGACTTGAGCATTTGGGATATAATAGACTCCATAACAAAAAAAGTGTTATCCCAACGACCGTAACAATTAGTCTGTCTAATAGCAGCCCAAGGTAGTCCGTAAGAACGTGCAGCATATTCTAAATATTTTTCAACTGCTACTTTTGCAACAGCATAAGGAGCATTAGCGTTTTGAGGTGTTTGCTCATCAAAAGCATAATCCTTGGCCCAGTGAAGTGCTTTGCCATTCTTAACTAAATCAGATACTTCTTGCCAGCCATAAGTTTCCATTGTAGAAGCAAATAAGAATAATTTTAAGTTCTTAACTTTTCTACATGCTTCTATGAGATTAACAGATCCAACGTAGTTAATAATAGAAAAATCTACATGTTCATAAAAGGAAGACTCAACTTCTGTTCTTGCGGCGAGATGAAGAACAATATCAGGCTGTGCCATCGAGATTTCTTCATTCACTCTCTCGTATTCCTCAAGATTACTTACCATGTGAATTATTTCATGTTTGCCTGACAATCTCTCAGTTAGGTATTTACCTATAAAACCGGAGCTTCCAGTCATAAAAATTTTCATTGAATCCTCAATAAGTTGGTATCATTGTTGAGTACTCTGTATTAATATACGAGTAATTATAGATATTACTATAACAGAATTCGAACCATGAGTAAAGGTTTTTCCTGAATAGGCTCCCCTTGAAATTATATTTCGAGTACTCATTAGCTAAAGATATTAATTCTCTTTTTGTTTTTTTAGTATCGCTGCTTGTAAAGCTGGTGGTAATTTCTTTTGTTTAGGTGTTAGACCTTTTCTTTGCATTTTACCGCCTTTACCTAACTTATTGATATCTTCTTTTACACAGTTTCTCATGCCGTTCATTTTCATTAGCTTTTTCCTCTCTTACCTAGATCTTTCTTTTTGCCTTTATGAGGACCTGATTTTCTCGCAATCAATCCCCTTGCAACTAGTCTTGCTCTATTGGTAGAACCGATAGATTTTCCAGCTCGATGCTTTCGTAAAAGAGCTGATATATTAATTTTTGGTTTTTTTCTCATGTTTCACCAAACCTAATTTGCACTTCTCTCTAGTATTAAGTTGTGCATTAAATTTATTTCTAACTGGTTGGTTATCTTTACAATTTCTCATCATCATTGTAATAGCCGAATAACCATCTCCTACAAACATTAATTGATTACCCTTATATAATTTACCTTTTTTATTATTTGTTAAATCTATAGTAAAGTCTTCATGTGTGAATGTCATTTTTTTCTTCGTCACAATGACATGTATAACACACATCATTAACACATTCTTGACAACCACTTGAGTAACAATGGCACCTATGTCCACAATATGTGCAGTGTCTTTCTTCACCAACGTTAGATTCGCCTATCATAGCATCTCCTATTTTTTAATTGAATTTAAACTATCAACTACGTCGTCGATATTAGGTTCTTTTCCGTATGGATCATATATACACTTATAAGAGGATGGACAATCATCTTCATACATTAGAGTAAATGTCTTGTTCCCCCCTTTGTAAATGCAAGCTTGTCTACCTGTAATTCTTGAAGTGACTCTCTTCATTAATCTACAGGTAGTATATTTTTTCTTTTCTGCTATACCACTATTTCTTTTCTGCTGATGTGTGTATGTTTTCTTTGTACCGTACTTCGGGTCTTTTGGTTCGTAAGTTTTACCACCAGCGTGTGCTACTATTGTTATAGCAAGAAGTATAAACAGAAATAGGAATACTCCTATTCCAGTTCTCATTAAGCCTTATTCGCTTTTCCAAATAGAGTAAGCTCCATAAGCGATCGCTGCATAAGCAGCATATTTTGCAAAAACTCCTGCAAATAATATAATACAACCAACAGCTATAAGTGATGCACCGTTCCATGTTGTCATTTCTTTAATTCTATCTTTTACCCAATTAATCATTTTTTTCTCCTTTGTTGTGTAATTTTCTTTTGAGTATTAATAAATCTTCTATAGACTGCAGCTGCTCCAACTTTACCCATTACTCGAGCTCTCTGCTCCATAGCAATAGCTGCTTGTGTTTTGTGAGCATGCGAGCGTCTAGAAGATTTAATTTTTCTAACACTAGCCTGTGCAATTGCAACAGTTTTAAATCCTAATTTCTTAATCGTACCTTTTGGATTCTCATCAGTATATAAATCACTGTGTTTTTTACTATTGGCACGTTGTCCTTTTTTCCTTGGTATGCGAGGATTTAACGACATATTATTTCTTCTTCTTTCTTTTAGTAAAAGTTTTCACCATAGTAGGTTTACCTCCGGTGTTACCCGCAGAACGTTTTCTACTAACAGCACTACGTCTTTCAGCTGCTGTCATTTTAAGAGCTGTTGCTCTCGGTACGCATTTAGGATACTTACCTCCACTTTTAGCAGATTTTCTACCACAGGGTTGAAATTTACCGTCTTTTTTAGGTGCGCCGATATTTACCCAATCACCTTTTGATCCTTTACCAAACCAAGCAGTAAGACCTCCTCTAGGTTTAGCCATTATCTATATCCTCCACCTCTAGATTTGTAAGTTTTAACTAACCATCCATTAGCGTATGCAGAGGGGTATACTTTAAATTTTCTTTTAGCCTCAGCTTTAACTTTTGCATAAAGAGTAGGGTTTGTAGGTTTTGGTCCTGATTTTTTCTTTATAGGCATTTAAATCTCCATTATTCTTTAGGGCTATCAGCAAAAACAGAAGCCCCTTTATTATCAAATTCTGTAAAATATGAATTGTCTGTTACAACGCCTCCTCTTCTATTTTCAACAGTATAAATTGTTTGATCAATGATATATCCAGGATTTTTAGTGATTGGATTAAAAACCCAGGCGTCATCATGCCAAATTATTCTATTATTAGGATAAGCGAAAAAATTTCCGTTGTCCATCTTAAAAACGTGAGCACACTTATGTTCTGGATCTTCAGAGAAATTAGTATCTAAGCTACCAGCTAAATTCTCCCATCCCCAATCTAGCGTAAACATATAAATTCCAGAGTGTTTACCCCCTTTGTAATCTATAAGTGAAGCTCGTAAACCAACTAACCTATTTCTTTTATTGACATCAATGTAATGACTAAAGCAATCCCAATACATGTGCATCTCTAGAGGCAAAACAGGCGCATCTTCTTTCCAACAAAAAGCATGAATAGGTCTTCGAGTCCAATTAACGCCATTTTCTAAAAACGCCTCAAACAAAGGAACGCGTTTTTGTAGGGAAGTAACAGAGTGAATATCACATGGAGTAAATTCTCCAAAACCTTTTGTATGGTTGTATAAATATTCATTTCTCATTAAACAACATATTGTTGGAATACTATGATTAAGATAACTCATCTATAGCCTCCACGTGTATTCCTTTTACCCAGTGATACCATTCTTTTTTCCTTCTTTTTATTTTTGCATGTAAAGGGTGATTAGCCCAATAATTAATAGATTCTTTGTCTTTCCAGCAAGATATAGTAATTTCAACGTCATCTATTTCTTGACTCTCGATAGACATAAATCCAGGTAAAGTAGCTGCTAAGTCGCATAGCTCTTTATTTTTTTGTTTATATTCTTCATTAAGATTTTTTATTTTAGCTATGAAAAAAACTTTAATGTGACTCATAAAGCACTATTCCTTAAAATAATTTATCTGATGCTCATACAGCTCATCTATAGTTTTAATTTCGTCATCTTTTCTACACAAGTAGTTATATTTTTCAACGTCTGTAGACCACTCTCTACCTGTCCACCATTCGAATCCTTTTTTTAAAGACTTATATATGCCGTGATGATGATAACCAAGACCCGTATATAAATAACGATTACCTGACTCTTTAGCAATGTCTATTTCTATCGCTCCAGATAACTTTCCGACAGATAACTCTGGTAAATTGTAATTCCACCAAAAAAACTCAGAGTAAACACTATTATTCCAAGTACTCATTTTAGTTATAGCTATTAACTTCTCTTCATAATAAAACTTTATAAAACGTTGGTTAACAGGATAGTTAAATATTATGTCTATTTCGTCGTACGTTGCAATATCTGTGAATTTTTTATAGTTACAATAGTCAACATACAAAGCATATACTTCTTCATCATATCCATGTGAAGTACTTATAGTCCAATTTACAGTAGTTTTTTGTAGTAAAAGTTTAGTCTTTCTACTATGAAAATGAATTTTAGTATCAATTCTAGTTTGCCTTGATTGATACCAGAGAATATCTTTATCTCTATTATACCAAATCCCGATAGGCGACCAACCATTTTCAAAAGCGTGATTCCACTCATTTTGATCGAACTCAGCGCTCACAACACTGAATAACAAATCACCATCTGTTTGGTGTCCAAAAATATTATCAAAGTATAATTTCATCTTCTACGCTCGAATAGTCATAAACAATTTCAGTACCTACAGGTATAGGCATTAAAGTAACAAAGCTATCTAATTCATAATCATATTTAACATTTGGAAAAGTAGAATCATGATTTATAAAAAAACTAATATCAATAGATTGCACTGGTATAGAGGGTAAGTAAATAAAGTTATCTTCCTGAACAAAAAAATCAAGATAATAGGTCTTTTCGGGTTCAGACAATTTGTCTAACGAACTTATAGGGGTTTTAGTATATAAACAGGTTGATTTAAATATAGTAAAATTTTTAGGTATCATTTTGATGGCAAAAACACCTACACCATGTATTTTAGAGGGTTGTAATCTAACATAAACACTATCAACTGTAGTTTTCATTGGATAATACTTTTTTACAATTAACTATAGATTCAGAAGGTTCTGAATAATAAGACTCATAGTTTTTCTCATCAAAAAATTTATAAAATTTACTTATTTTATAATAGTAGTCTGGAAGGGAAGAGGTTGGGTACTCATAGTTTTCAAAGACGATTCCTAAACTGAAATCCCAGGTGCTATTACCGTCATACAATACACAGTGCTTTGAAGTATCTATAATCCAAACTTTTTCTGTATACTTAGTAAAGTAGTAAGCAAGAATAGAGGTCATTATGGTGCAGCTAAAATTATGAACTTCGCGATCATTTCTTGACGTAAATAATAAGTAATATAACTCTTCAAATAATTTATCGTCAGGTCGAAGAATCATTTTACATAATATATTTTAATAGAATCTTTCTTTAAAGTTGGGAATTTAGTTTCCCAGCCATTATCTTTATGTTCATCTGTAGCAGCTAATTGATGCATTCTTCTGTTAGTATTTTTATTTTTATAACCTACACCCATTAATAGTACAGGGTCAGAATCAAGATTTAATATCTCTTTAAGTTCTTCATACCCCATTACACAGGAACAACATCCTGTTTCTAAACCTATTAATGATGCGGTTAAATTTACATAGCCCGCAGCGATACCGATTGCGACATGGGCATCGTTGTTAGCTACTCTGGCAGACCCGAGATTTACCTTAGCTTCATCAACCTCTTTATGTCTACCTTTTACTAATTCTTTTTTTAAAGAAAAAATCAAAAGCATATTTGCAAGCACTTGTGGATTAGATAGTGAATGATACTCGCCAGTTTCGTCATACTTATTAGTAGTAGTGTCATACACGGTTTTAATTACGTTTCTATTGACTATAACATGTAAATCATAGAAAGCTAAATTTTGTTTACTAGGGCATTGAGTAGCCGCGGTAATTATAGTTTTTACATCCTCAATAGGGATTTTCTTATCAAGATCATAGTTTCTTTGGGTATGTTGACTTGCGTGAATTGCTTTGATAATATTTTTATTTTCAAATGTCTCACGTGTCTCAACTGGAAAAATATAATCCTGAGCGTCTAGTTGTAATGCTTCCATTAGTAACTCCTTCTGACTTTTCCTCGAAACGGTGTCTTATCGGCACACCATTCTTCAGGGTGCATATGACGGGGTCTTTTTCCTGCAGGTTTAGATACCATCCTGCCCATAGGGGTGTAAAAGGCACACCAATCTTGAGTCGGTCTTTTCTTAACCGAAGAACTCATTGATTCCCACATTTTTGTTCCATTAGATTTTTTTACAAATTTTCGTACAGCCATATGAATATTATACATTTTTAAAGTAGGGTGTCAAAAAAATTAAGAAAGATCAAAGTACAATTGAGGAATACTTACAGAAAAATTTTTATTCCAAAGTAAATCTAGTTTTTTTGTGTATGCTAAAAAGTGGTCAGTCTTATTCAAATACACATCACTATTTAAAACGGAGAAGATAGCACTATCATAAAAAGATTTTTCTTTATAATAAGCTATCAACTTATCTCTTTGTTTTCTTGAAAGGTTCTCAATTCTTAAAAAATCAGGATCAGTTAAAAAATTATAATTTATAATAAGATTGTGAGTATCAGCGAATTTCTTTATATTAGGAGCATCATAGAGATTATAAAGTTGTAAGGTGACTGATAAAAATTTTATATACTTTTTAGCTGAATGTAAATTTGAAACAAATTTATCATATAAAAAACCGTGCCTTATATACTCACCAACATCACCTACACCATCAAAACTAGCATACACATCTAATTTTTTAAATTTAGCAAAATAATCTAAAAAGTTTATGCCTTTATAAGATAAAGTTGAGAGGTTAGTAGTCAAAACTAAATATATATTCTCATATAAATTAAATTTATCAATCTGTTCTAAAAAATATATGAACTCTTTTGTAATTAAAGGCTCACCACCCATAACCCTAACATTCAAAAAACTATCTTTACACTTATTGATTATCCAATCTACTTTATCATATGCTTCAATGGTTCGTGTCGGAGATAAACCTCTGATGTCACAAGCCTCTATATCTTTTGCCCAAGCAGAAGAGTCAGCAGGATTACACATTCTGCATTTAAAATTACATTTATTATTTATACTTATGGATATAGTTTTTAAACTTTTAGCACGAATATTATCTAACTGTCTCAGAGATTTTACACCTGACTTCTCAGTCTCCCAGCAAGCAATACACGATGGGTGTTTTTTACCCTCTAAAAAATATTTTTTTAACTCTTTAAGCTCAGAAGAATGTGAATATTCATCCAAAGATCCAGTAAAATGTTCATAGTTTACACAACAAGGACCTACATTCCCAAAGTGTGAATATATCTCTGTCCACGGCTTAAAGCAAAAAGTTTTGTTCATGTTGTAGATAGAACTTCGATTTTCGTAGAATCTATGTAATCGTCTTTTAAAAAATCTCTAGTAATAGTCTCTTTTTTAACTCTGCCCTCATCATCTTTATAATAAGAGATAAATATTTGTTTTATAAATTGTTTATCTGAACTTTCATCATCATTTTGCATAGTGTTTAGTAACGGTCCTTCTTTCATATTATCCTACCATTCATTTGGAATCCTTTTTGCTTGTAATTGTTCTCCAGCAAAGTCAGCCTCTGCTTGTATATAATCGTAAAAGCCTTTAACAGCTACTTCTTTAAATTTAGCTTCAATATCAAAATCTGCATACTGTAACATTGGAACATGTCTACTCATATGCTCTTCATCCCAAAACATTTCTGAGTGGGCGTTACACTTCATCCAATATGCTTGATTTTCTGGAGGGAAGGATTGTGAAGTATGGAAAAGCGGGCGTACTCCTTTCCAGCTTTTGACGGCTTCTTTAAAAAGGTCTGACGTAGCTGTAATAGAGTCGACTTCTCGTACTTTTCTGTTGACTTGCTTTTCACCAATCTTGACTCGTTCTGTCTCAACCATTCTATGACAGTCAAAGTGGTGTGTGTCGAGGGTGCAGCGGATAGGGACCCGTTGGGCAAGTTCAAGTGTGTGGACGATGTCATAGCCATTGGGTTTATCTTCGTTTTCGACGGATAAACATTTTTGTGCATAGTCTGATAAATATTGGTAGTTAGCTGCGAATCGTTTGATGCCATCTTCATGTTTTCCTCCATATAATCCTTGTAAGTGAATATTCATTGAAAAATCTTCTGCAGGTAGCCCCATCATACTGCCGTATAATGCATGATACTCTAAATCTTTAAGGGAGTTCTCGACTACATTAGATTTATTAGAGGCTAACACAGTATATTGTCCTGGGTGAACACTTAATCTAATTTCATGTTTTTTAGCAAGCTCGCCTGCTTCAGAAAGTATTTCAGAAATTTCACCCCATATTTCTGTATACCAAGGTTGTGTAAAATCAAGGGTATAACAAGGAAACAACTCTGAGGAAATGCGCCATGCTCTAAGATTTTTAGGTTGTGTAGGGAAGTGATCACGAATAACTGCTAATAACTGATTGCAATTATATAAGGCTTTAGTTTGAACGCGTTCTTTACCTCCCTCTTTGAGGGCATAAGTTTTGGTAGTAGTACCAAAGTTATATTTTTTTGCTTGATTTTTATCGTGAAACTGGCAACATTGAGCGATACGCCAGTCGTAAGAACTGTTGTTAAAATAATCCATTAAGTCTCCCATTAGTTATATATATTTTATATGTAATATAACTAACAAGCAATGGTTATTTATTTTTACCGAAACTCTGTGCCCCGAAGAATGCAGCAACAATTGCGGCAACTGATACAAAATAAACTGACGCCATACTACCTAGTATCTTACTGGCTTCTACAAGTCCTAGCATTACTGCCAATACTACTGCAAAAGGGTATAGTAACATACCTGCTAAAGCAAACCAAGCCATTTTACGTTGTGCATCTCTCATTGCGTCTGCATCTTCTAGCTCTTTGCGCTTAAATTCCATATACATTTTGTGCTCTTCATTAGTAACTTTTCCGTCACCATTAGTATCTGCAGGATGAAAACCTGATGCTTTAATCTCTTCAGCCATTTTTATCTCCTAGAAGTCAATTTCTTGACCATTTTTTTCCCAAGTATTATAACGAGTTCTTATAATAGCTTTTTGTTTGTTAGTCAGTTTTTTTCCCTTCGAGTACTCTAATACGAGACTCGATACTGTTGAGTCGTCTGGAGAGTTCGGGGAATTTAGCCATTCGTTTTTCTTCGTCTGTAATAACTTTGATTCCGTATCTTTTTGCTGCCCAAGTATAGAGCGAATCCATTTTAGCATAAAACCATACTCCTAATCTTGTATCTCTGAACCAAGATTCTGTTGCAGAACCAACAATAGAGCCTGCTATTGCCTTTAATAGAAAAAACCACATTAATCTATCCAATCTATTTAAATAATTTTCTCAAATTATTATCTTTTATGTCTCTTGAACCATCATATTTTTTAGGTGCAAGATGTCTTTGTTTTAATTCTTTAGCTTCTTTATTTTTTTGGAAAAGAAAATTATCAGTTTTATTGTATAAGTACATAATCCAAATGGCGTCTATGAATAGACATAAACATAATATAAAAGAAACATAAAATATTACCATTGTCTAGGGTGCCCAAATATATCAACTACTATCGTAAAACCTCCAACTAAAAGACCAATTACAGCACCTACTATAAGTATTAGACCTACTGCATTTAATACTTCTTGTCTTCTTTGCTCTTGGTCGTATATTGCTTTTTTTCTGTCTTTACGAATCTGTGCTTGTAATGTAATTATCTCATTCCAACTATTAGGACCATGAGTCATATTTACAAAATTCTTTAATTCTAGTTCCATCGCTTCAGCTTTTTTCTTAGCTGCAAAGATGTCCATTGCTTCTTGTTCGATACTTGAGCCTGCAAATATCTTCTTAAATAGGGGCGGTTTTTTATTCATTTTAGCTGCTTGGTCTATGTCTGCCACGGCGCCCATCCAGCGGCCCATATCTCCATACATTGATTCTATATCTCTGCCGACTTCAAAACCTTTTTTAATGGTGTTGAATGCAGTAGTAGCCATCGCAATGGCACTGATTGGGTCAATCATTGTAACTCCTTGGGGGATAATTACTTTATTTAACTGATTTTTCGTAATAAAGTATTATTTGTTTTTGTTGTTCTATATACCTTTTAATTTGTTCTAAGCTAATAGCTAAATTGCTAAAAGACTGAGGATCTAGTCCGTAAATAACGAAGTAACCTTTCTTTTCTTTCATAGTTTTAATTACTTCATTAACATTTTTCTCAGTAATTACTGTCATATTCATATCTGCAAACGTTAACGGCTCAGGATGATCTACTATCATAATTGTAGGTTTTATAATCTTTGTCTCAGTAACCACTTTGGGTTCTGGCATAAAAGAACAATTACTTAGTAGAAGAACGAGTAGTAATGCTTTTGATAGTATCAAATAGCTTTTTAGCTTTCTCATTTATCGATCCTTCCACACGTTTTGGGTCAGCCATAGAGTTTTTAACTATGTCAGTTTTTGCTAATAGTCCTGCAATTTGTTTATTTTGTTTATCGGCTTCGTTTAACTTTGCATTTAAATCTTTACTAAGATTTAATTGTTTAGTTAAGTTTTCTTTCATGGTTTTCATAGTTTCGTTCTGTGTCTGGATGACACCTTCTAACTTAGCTTGATTTCCTACAAGCGTAGTTATACGTGCCTGGGTATTTTTGAAATACCAAGCGAACCCAGCTGCCATCACAGCCATAACCATAAGTGAGCCTATAAACAGTTTCATTCCCATAAGTTAATTATAATTTTTGAAAAGTGGTTTGGCAAGGTTAAAATTTAGATAGCCACCTAGCTATGTGATGAACCCAAGGTAGTAACATTACTGCCATAAAGAGATTAGCACCGCTATGAGCCAAAGCTATTCTTAAAGTATCTCCTTTGGGCATGCCATCAGATACTAAAAAACCAGCTAACCAAATGGTGCCGGTTGTACCGATATTAGCCCCTAGTACAGCTGCTATTGCCGCGGGCAGAGGTATTGCTCCCGATGCTACTAAAGCTATTATAGCAGTTGTAGAAAGAGATGAAGATTGCCATAATAACGTCATGACTATTCCACCTATAAACATATACATCGGATTACCTAAAAAGAAGTTTAAGTGTTCTAAGTTTCCCATGGATTTCATTCCACCTGAGAACATTTTAAGACCTATATAAAAAATTACAAGTCCGAAGAGTACCGTGATTACGGGATTTCCTAATTCCATTTTACCTACCTTTTTAATTAATTCTTTCATTAACTTTCTCCAAAAGTAAAAAGTAGGTCATTAACCTACATATTACAATTATATTACACAAATGTTACAATTTTATTACATTTTAAAAATTTAATAACTCTGACTTAATCGCCACATTAAATATTCTTTACTCTCAATAGGTTCATATTTTGCAGGCTCATTAGTAAGATTTTCAACAATAGTGCCTGGAGTAGGATCTACAAAATGTGGCATACTGTACCTTGGAATATGTATATGGCTATTTACCACTCTGTGTTTTGTACTAACAAAATAATCGTTAGTCCAACGTTGTAGTAAGTCACCGATATTAACTACAACACCATTTTTTTCGTAAGGTACTGGGTGCCAAACACCGTTTAAATCTTGTACTTCTAATCCTGGTACATCATTAATCTGCCAAAGTAGAGTAACAGTTCCATAATCACTATGCTCACCTATTCTTAATTGTTTATCTTCTAAAGAGCCAGTATACGCTGGATAATGTATAACTCTTGTGGTATTATACGGTTTTAAATGTGAATTAACTAATACTGAATCTGTCTCTAATATAGTGTCAAACTTTTCTAAGATTTGTAGTGTAAGTCTATCTGCAATGTCAATAGTTTGTAATGCATTTGATTTAAATCCATTTATAGTAGGCCATAACTCATTAGGCATTCTACTGTTATTATAATTAAAACTTTCTTTCATATCCTTTGGTGCATTAGGATCTACGTTTTCTGCACCCATAACTGAATAACCTAAGTTGTTTTTAGCTTGATATTTGTATTTATTTTTTTCTTCTAAATCTTGTTTAAAAAATTCTTTCATTAAATCAAACCACACATTCATAGTAGTTTGATCTTTAGAAGCTAATGTGTTTTTAAATACAGCGAAGCCTACACTAGTGTAGGCTTCTTCTATATGCTTTAAATGATTGGTATCATTAAAGTCTATTATTGGTATCATTTTTATTTACCAGGCACTTTAGCGTCAATACCTTCAACATAGTACATCATACTATTAAGATGTGCATCACTAGCAATCTCTCCGTCTTTCAACTGAAGTTTACCTGTGTTGTCTTTGATAGGACCAGTAAAAGCAAAATACTTTCCATTGGTAATACCATCTTTAATCTTTTGTGCAAATGCTTTTACATCGTCTGGCATATTAGTAAATGGTGCCATCTGTACAACATCATCTTTCATGTGCCCAAAGTAATCACCACTCTTCCAAGTGCCGTCCATTACTGCTTGTACTTTTTCAATATAGTATGGTGACCAGTTGTCAATAGTTGCAGTCAACTGAGCTTTAGGAGCAAACTTATATTGGTTTGATGCTTGACCAAAACCTAGTACGCCTGCTTTTTCTGCAGTCTGCAATGGAGCAGGTGAATCAGTATGCTGAGCAACCATATCACAACCTTCTGCAATCATAACCTTAGCGGCTTGTGCTTCTTTACCTGGATCGTACCATGTATTAACCCATACGATATCAATATCAACATCTGGATTAACCGACTTAGCACCTAAGTAATACGTGTTAATTTCACGAATAACTTCTGGAATTGGAAATGCACCAACGTAACAAATTTTGTTAGTCTTAGTCATCATACCTGCAATTACACCTTGTACGTGTCTGGCTTGGTATAATCTCAATCCATAACTTGCCATGTTATCTGATTGCTTATAACCTGTAGCATGTTCAAATTTTACATTTGGAAATTCTTTTGCTACTTTAAGCATAGGCTCCATGTAACCAAAACTTGTTGCAAATATAATATCTGCTCCACCTTTGGCCATAGCTCTGATTGCACGTTCTGCGTCAGGTCCATACTTTACACTTTCAATGTAAGTGGTTTCAACTTTGTCTCCAAAATGCTTTTCAACATCTTGTCTTCCTATATCGTGTCTATAAGTCCATCCATGGTCGCCAGTTGGGCCAACATAAATAAATCCGACTTTTGTCTTATTTTCAGCATGTGCAACACTGAAAAACATAACTGATAGTGCAACTATCAATAGTTTTAGTAGTTTCATTAATTTTATCTTTCTAATAGAGGGTGTTCGTTAACTTATGCATCACCCAAGTTAGTTAAAAAACCGATATATCGGTTATACAGCTCTCATTCGATCAACTAATCTTTGAGCGCGTTTTGTTACTTGGCGATACCATCTGCTATCAACCATTTCGTCTGCGGCTGCGTTCCAATCTCTCGCATCCACACCTCTTTTCATACCTTTAAATTTAGATAATCTAGGTCTACCCATATTAAACATCATATTTGCAATTATTCGTTTAGCTTCTTCAGGTAAATCATCAAAGTCAGAATAAAGTTTATGGCAGTCAGCTATAACTGTTTTAACATCTTCGTTAAAAACAGAGTCACATCTTTCCTTACTAACTTCTACTCCTACTTCCCAACCATGTTCAGGGTCAGACTCACGTACAAGATGTCCAATACCAAAAGTAGGCAACCCAAGATGATCTAAGTATATTTTCTGAACATTTCCTTCATCATATTCAATTTCTTCTCTTAATTTATCTATATCCATTGTTTCTCCTTATAAAAATGTATATTTTACATTACCTCTAATTGTATCAAAATCAACCGAATAATCTTTTTCATTAAAGTTAAATCCTGCAAGATTGATATGCGTAAAACCTAAAAACTGTGCCAAAACAATGGCATTTAGGCCAGATGATAAACTTCCTGTATTATAAAAGTTCCTATAATCAAACACATAACACCGACTAAAGTCCTTGTAGTCACGATATTTTTGAGGTGTTGTAAATACAGGTTGTGTATTAAAACCATCTAGTTTCTTCTTTAGTATTTTATCTAATATAGGATCATCTTGTGCAAAAATAATGTTAGCATTAGGGTAATGTAGATTAGCACTTATATAGAAATTGTGCTTATTTGGTAATGCATTATATTTTGTACTTCCTGCTCCTATTATACAACATTCAGACATACTTTTTCTTTTGATGAGCATTATTTTTATACCAATCTAGTCTCTCTGCTGTAATTTTTACACGCTCTTCTTTTTGTCTATCTAACTGTTCTTTCTCTGTCCAAGTATACTCAGCTTTCCACTCTTCTCGTTTAAAAGGAATTACTTGACAAATAGGAGTACCAGCAGGTATTAAATGCTTTTCATTATCGGGTTGTAGCGCTGTATGTATAAAAGGTATATTAACGTTATTGTAGTAAGTATCTGTATCTACTAAGCCCACTAAAGGAACTATAGGTATTTCTAGTCTATTTATGGGAGGTAAGAATAATGTTGAATACTCAGGTGGTGTTTCAATAATCCATGGACTCATGAATTTTATGATAGTATATCCCGACATCGGTGAGCCAGGAACTTGCCTTTGCGGATGAGTTTCTATAGGAGGCCAACGTTTACAATGTTCTTCATGTTTCTTATCTGGACAATATATTCTAACTTCTTTCTTTTCAGTCTGATATAATATAATATCTATATGAGATAAAATAGTGTACCCAGCACTCATCGCATCAATAAACGGTACACATTTTTTTACTGTAAGATCGTCTTCATTTGTAGGTGGAATTTTCTTAAACCAATCAGGAATAAGTTTCTTAGAAGAAAGTGGAGGAAGTACAAGAGTATCTGGAAAGTCTTGTACCAGATGAAATTTTATTATATTTGTCATAGATTATTGCTTATGAAATAGTTAATTACCAGCCATAATAACTGGGATCATCTTCTAACATACTTTTGTGATTTTGGCGGTTGTTTTGTGGAACCTTTCGGTCCTGCCCAATACACCTTATCAGACCAGTAAGCAGCGGACATAGGTCCTTTTGCGATATTTTTTGCGTGTCTTGCCTTGAAGCTCTTACGCGCCGCTGGGCTGTAGTTATGCCCCATAGAACTGTCTCCAAAATGGATAAGTTTAATTTTATCGCCTTTTTTTGCAAGTACCATACCCTTTTTCTCAGGTCGGTTAGATTGTCTCGGTTTGTTGAATCCTGCAAAAGTAGTACCCCTATATTTAATTTTTCCGCTAGGTAGTCTCTCTACCCCTGAGTATTTGCTCATCTTTGTATCTCTTTTCTATCTCACAAACCACTTGCCATTGACGGTGTGTAAGTTGTGGAAATTTTTTCTGTGAAGTTATACAACCTAATATAAAAGATTTTTCAGCATCGGTCAATGTGTGTTTTTCGAAAAATTCCAGCAGTGGTTTTTTAATTCTTCTTATCATCATTACCATTCTTATAAATAAAGGGATCTTTTTTTAATAGTTCTTTCTTCTTTTTCTCAAATTCTTTATTGAATTTCCAAGTCTCATACCAATCATGCAACCATTGTATCATTATTTAACTCCTTTGTTGGGGACGTACACAGTGTAATTCTATAATCATCACTCATATTTATAATTCTATGCTCAATTCCTGTTTGTAATGCATAGCTATAGCCTTTTTTATAAAAATATTTTTTATCATCTTTAAACTCGATAAAGCTATCATCAATGTGTAAAGCCGTAATAAATGCTTTATTAAATCCTAGTTTATCCATATCAACATGCCAAGGTATCTGTTGTCGGGGTGCTAATACTGATATGTAAAGTGTTAGTATTTTTGAAATGAATTTCTTTTTTTGTAACATTTCTGACCATTTTACTATTTCAGGAAAATGTTTAAACATAGGCGAGTAGCCTGTGTTACTAATTAAGTCAAAAGATTTCCAATGAGGAGACTCTGAATATCGATCAGTAAAAAGATGCTTACCTAATTTAAAAAAGTGTATTAATTTGTGAATATTAACACCTTCAAGAAGAGGTAGTTTTAGCTGCTTGCAGTTTGTCAAACGTCATTCTCCTATTCTTTAAAAGTGGAAGATAAGGCACGGCGTCACGTTCAAAGATTTGGGGTTCTCCGCCATCGACTGTAATGAGCACTGCCATGTTTCTGATACCTGTACCGTACAGCTCGTTGTGAGCAACAGCGTAAGCACAGCACTGAATAAAATAATCAGTAATTTGTTTAACATATTTTTTCTTCTTACTTGTTTTAAAATCAATTATAGTAGGTTTACCTTTCCAGATACCTACCATGTCAGTTCTACCAGCGTATTTGTATTTATTACTCCAAAGAACTTGTTCTTGTCCCCATACCTCTTCTACTCCTGATTCAGTCATTTTAATTAAATCATGACTCATTTGTCTAACATCTAAAGTTTGAACCTTTAGTTCATCTGTAATAGATTCCCCATTAAAATGTCTCTCTGCAAATTCATGTACTAATGTTCCTCTATCTGTAGCTTCTTTAGACACTCGTGCGGCTTCTTCTTCTCCTACCCGTTCTATCCATTTTTGGAGCCAGGTATTATCAGCTGTTTTTCCTAATATAGTAGTAATAGAAGGA